TGCGGTGAGGCGATGCGCCTCGTTCAGAACGGCGGCCCAGCTCGCGTCATCATGCTCGCGGCGCACCACTTCGATGATCGCGTCCTTGAGGGCGGCCTTGCGCGTGGCGGCGGCAGGGGTCGTGGCAAGCAACTCCGCGCGTTCGCGCTGCAGATGACGCAGTGCCGTCTTGGCGCGGTGGAACCAGCCGGGATCGATCTTCTTGGCCTTAGCCTGACGCTCGAGATCGGCAGCGGCAATCTGCGTGCGGATGCGGGCAATGCTGTCGTCGAGTGCGGCAAGGCGCAGCCTGCGCGCATTGGGGGTCGTTTCGGGCAAAGCTCTGGCGGCCGCTGAATCAGCGGTATGAAGGGTATCCATCGATGTCTCCGTATGTCTGGGATGAACACCGCCGCCGGAGGCCTCACGCGTCCGGCAGCGGTGGCTCAGTCTGTCCTCAGGCCTTGGCCTTCCAGGGCGCGGCATTGGTGCGAGCCGGCGCGGTGGGCGTCGTGCCGGCAGCGGAGCGCGCAGGGCGCTGCGGCGCTGCCGGGCGTGCAGGCGCCGTGGCGGGCTCATCCTTCGGCACCAGGTAGCGGATCTGGTTGCGCTCCTGCCCGCCGTCCTTGGGCTTGCGGATCGAGACCCGGATGGTCATGGGCTTGAAGTGCAGGTCCTCGGAGTCGCTGACATGCAGTTCGCCCGTTGCGTGGCAGATGGCCGACAGCGTGCGCTGCGCCATCTCCACGGTGGTGGGATTGGGATTTATGAGATTCAGCTGGTCATACGCCTTGCGGCCTTGGTACTGACCCTCGAGAATGTCCATCGCGATCCAGAGAAGCTCGCCGTTCCCGTTGCGGGTCGGGCGCATCTCGCTCTCGACGATCTGGGCGACATAATCCCCGGCCGGGAGAAGCTCGTAACCGGTGAGGGGCTCGACGCCGCTGGCGTCGAAGGTGGTGTCGAAACGTGCCATTGGAATGGTTCCTGTGCTGGAGGGTTGGAGGTCAATCGAACTTGGGCATGGCCGCGGCGAAGGCGTCCCAGTCCAGGGGAAGGACATCGGGAAGCCCGTAGCGGTTCTTTGCGAGGAAGGCGGGACGCTCGGCGGTGTAGAGAACCCGTTCGCCGCTCCCGAGCGCACGGGTCACCTTCTTGTTGAAACCGACATCCGCCTTGACGGTCGAGATGCGGTAGTTTGCGAACATCACGACGTCGGCATGTTCCTGCAGCAGCGCTGCAGCCCTTGCGTGGAGCTTGATGACGTAACGGTCGTATGGCTCGTGCTCGGGGCTGTCGAAACGCTTGATGTCGGTGTGGGCGAGTTGCACCACCATCATCCGCCGGTCCTCGCGGAGCGCGTTGATCCAGTCGAGGTACTGCCGCCACAGATCAAGTGCCGCGATGTAGCCCTTGCCATAGCCCGGCTCCTCGATGGTCGACCAGTTGTTGATCTTGCAGGCATGCTGCCAGACCAGCGGCTCCAGCCAGTCGAGGCTGTCGACCACCAGCGTGCGGTGCTCGTGCGGCTCTGAGTGCAAGGCCGCGAGCGCCTCAATCACCTCCTCGAAGCTCCGCGCCAGGGGAAAGTGCGGAATCTTGAGCATGCCGAGCCCATCCTCGGTGCAGACGGCGACGGCCTTGTCGCTGTCAGCGGCGAAGGTGGTCTTTCCCACGCCAGCCACACCGTGGACGATGACGGCCGGGGGCGTGAGGTGGGTTGAGGTCTTCAGGGAAGCGAGAGAAATTGCCATTGTGGACCTCACTGCATGACAGCGGAGGGGTCGACAGGCACGACAAGCTGCTCGCTCGTCGGCGCGGCACCATCGGCGAGGCTCGCGATGTAATCGCGCAGCGCCGCCAGTTGGGCATGCGCACGTTCATGCGTGGCGATGGCCTCGCCGATCATGCGCAGGGCCGCGCCGATCTCGCCGGCGGGCGCGCCGGACAGCGCATCGTTGAGGAGTGCAAAGCGGCCAGGACCGATGGCGTCGACCAGCCGGCTGGCAAGCTCCACGGGGGAGCAGTTCTGGATTGCGGACATGAGTTCTCGTTCCGTTATTTGACGGTTGAAAAAGGCGTTGATGGCTTGAAGGCTGAAGGTTCAGATGCCGCTCGGCGGGCCGGTCGCCATGAAGGGGAGCTTGCCGCTCATGCCAGCACCTCACCGATCAGCTCAGCGTCGGCTCCATTGCCGGTCACGGCCGTGTACAGCGCATCCAGGCGATTGGCCTCGGCAAGGCATTCCAGGCCCTTGCGCCGCATGAAACGGCGCGCGTCGTCGAGAAGATCGGGCTCCGCAATGAGATCCGGCACCGCGACATATTCTTCGGCGCTTTCAACGAAATACGATTTAGACCGCAGATCGCTGACGAGGGGCGCAAAGGCGTCGCACCGGTCGGCAAAATCCGACTGCTGCTCCAGGTCACGCCGGTTGCGCAGGATCCGCTTCACCTCGGAAATGACCCCGGTGCGCAGCATCCGCGTCGCACCCTCCGCGCGGGCCTGCGAACAGGTCAGCGGGAAAGCGGCCTCCATGATGTCATCGGCGATCTTCGGGGCATTGTTGCCAAGCTGGGACGCAACGTCCAATACCCGCTCGGCAAATGCCGCTGACTGGCTATCAAGCATCGAACCACTCCTTGATTGTGTTGAAACATTCCGCCCCCTGGGCGATGGCCTTGACGTCGAGGTGGTGAAACGGGCCCGCCCTGGCCTCGCGCATGCCCTGGTGAGCAAGCGCGAGGTTGTCGTCCGTGGCCCATTCGGCGAAGGCGCGGAACGTGCCGGTGACATGTTGCCAGGCGGCCTGTTGTGGCGTCGGCGGGACATGGAGCGGGTTCCGGCGGCTGAGCTTGCACGCCGGCCGCAGGCCCCGCATGGCGGCATCGACGACCATCTTGCGCAGCGCCGCGCGCGTCGGTTCCTCGCCGCGGGCGAGTTTCTCGTTGAGGGCGCGGCGGACGATGCCGGGCTCCGCCTCCTCGGCGTCGCGGATCACACGCGCCTCGTGGATGTCCTTGCGGGAGATGCCGAGATCGGCGGCGGTGGCAGGGGGCATGTTCCCGTCCGGAACATGCCCCCCTGTGCCCGGGTTGTTCTGCCGGGTCGCAACTTCACCGCGCTCCTGCGCCGCGTCGTACTCGTCCGCAAGACGGCGCTTGGCCAGCGCTTCGATGGTGAGCGCGTCGGCCTGGGCGCGATGGGCGGCTGCGATCAGCTCATCGTGCGCATTCTTGGCCTTGGCCAGCCGGGCCGCGCGCTTCGCGGCGTCATAGGCGAAGGACGCGAGATCGCGCGCTTCGAGCAGTTCGCCCGCACTGCGCGCGCTGGTGAGCGCGGCGGTGGCGTGGTCAATGACCTGCGGGATGCTGTCATCGCCCTCGTTGACGATCGCGGGGACGCTCATGCGCGCCTCCTGTCGGTGGGAAGCAGTTCGTAAGCAGGCTTGCCCGTCTCGACGGTGCGCGCCGGCGTGAACAGTTCCCTGAGGCGCGGAGGCCATGCCTCATAGGCACGCTCGGAGACCTCGTACCTGACCTTCACATAGTCGGCAGGGTTTTCGCCCCAGCCTGAGCGGATCAGTTCGACCAGTTCCTTGAGACGCTGCTGGTCCCACTTGACGCGCTTGGGCAGATCGGCGACGACGATGAAGCCGTTGTCTTCAAAGCGGACAGTCCCGGTGTCTTTTTCCTGCGCGGCGCGCGTCTGGTGTGCTCGGGGGCCGTAGCGATAGTCGAGCGCGGCATCGAGCTTGTCATCGAGGCGGTGGGCCTCCTCGTAGATCTGCTCGACCTGCGCCTTGAGGCTTGCCAGCGTGGCAGCGGGCAGGATGGCGAGATCCCCGACGCTCATGGTGTCAATGCCGGCGAAGCCGGAATGGGCGTTGGATGACTCAGACATGGGCGAGGCTCCGTGCGGAAGTGGGAGACGGCTTGTGGTTGTGGGTGGTGCGCAGGGCCCCATGCGTGCGGATGGCGAGATAGAGCCATTCGTTCGGGCCAACGCGGTGCTGCACGGGCATGACCAGGCCCTGGGCTTCCGCGGCGAGGACGCGGGTTGCAACCTCCGCCAGCTTTCGGCGGCGAGGATCGTCGAGGACCTTGGTGGAGGGCATGCGGTCGTGCGAGAGATGACCCCGGTAATAGACCAGCGTATCGCCGGGCTTTGCATCGATCAGCCAGTCGACGAAGCCGTTCTCGTCGAGAGGAATGACAAAGAGCGGAAGGGGATCAGGGCGGGCAAGCATCGGGCAAACCTTTCTCGTTCGGCCGCAATGGGTTTGCAGCCGTTGTGAACCATTGATGTCGGAGGGAGGTTTGGGTGCCGGAGCGAGCCCTGACTTTCCTCTCTACCTCTACAGTAGCGATCGGGGCGTTCAGTTTTCCCAGGAGGTCACTTGGGCGTCGACCTGGGCCCCGATGCAGGGGGCAAGCGTCCTTCCAGAACTTGCCCCTCTACCTTTATAGTAGCGGCCGGGAGGCGGGATTTTCCCAGGAGGTCATCAGCGCTGCAGCCACTGCCGCGGGGCCAGCTCGAGGCAGACAAGCCGGTAGCGCAGTTCACGCAGGCGCCGGTAGAATTCGGTTGTGGACAGAGCGCTGAGGCGCTGCGCCTCGGCAAGATCACCGTCCTGTTCGCGAATGGCTTGGGCGACAAGGGCGTAATCCTGCGGCAGCCCTTCGAGGAATCGGCCGAGCGCACAGGCATCCAGGATCATGGCTTCGGTGGGCGCCGCATCGTCCGGCAGCGTGTCGGCAATCGTCAGGGCTTCCACTTCGCCTGAGGGATCATCGACATCCTGCGCGAAGTCGATGTCGAGGGCCGCGATCTCACGGTTGGCAATGATCCGGCCGGCAATCGCATGCAGGGCCTGGCGCGCGATCCGGATGGCAAAGGCGATGTTGCTGCCGCGGGCGTCGTCAAAGTAGTGCCAGCGCTCGAGCAGCGTCACGAGAATATCCTGCTCGACGTCATTCTGCTCGTCCAGAGAAAGCCTGAATGATCGCGAGAGCTTGCGCGCATGGGCGCTGGCGGTCGCCCGCATCACGCCGAGGTCGCGGGCGTCAAGTTCCCGGTTCGAGGCCTGAAGCTTCAAGGCTGTGCTGGTCAATGTGGCCTCCCGGGTGCTCGTGGATTGCGTCGGTGTGCAAACGCGCAAACGTGCAGAGGCACGTCCGCCAGCAACAGCCGGAAGGCCGCGGTGAGAAACGTCAGATCTGAGAGATCATCAACCGGTCAGGTACTCATCTGGCGTGCGCCTTGAACTGCCGGTAGACCGACACGGCGACAGAGATATCCTCCTGCATGTCGGGCGGCAGGCGCTGCGCCTCGATGAAGGCCCGGTCGGTGCCGAGCCCCAATCGCTCGCAGGCCGCGATGATGAGCTGGTCCTTCGGCGCCTTCTCGAAGCCCCGCTCGATGCGGGACCAGTAGGCCGGCGAGATGTTGATATCGCGGGCAAAATCGATCAGCATGATGTTGGCTTCTTCGCGCTTGGCGCGAATCCACTGTCCAAAGGCCATGGTCTGTCCTCCAGTTGGAACGGTTCAGTGAAAGGTGAGGGGCCGCGGCGTGCGCAGCAGGTCGTAGCGGCAAAGCCGCACGCGGATGAAGTCGCTGGACACGCCGTAGAGTTCGCCCAGCGCGTAGAGGATTTCCATCGCGGCTTCCGCATGGATCGCGGTGCCGTCGACAGCTGGAGCGCCGATGATCACCTGCGAGGGTTTGGGCGACAGCGGCAATCGATTGCGTTTGACGAGACGCAGCCAGTCGACACGGATCAGCGGAGCAGGAACCAGGAACGCACCCATGAACTCGTTGGCGCGCACCTCCTTCGGATCCCGTTGCGCCAAAGGGCCGGGATTGAACGCGGAGGCCACCTGAACGAAGGCATCTCCCCCCACAACCATCCAGCCCGGCGCGTCAAACACCACGTGGCCCAGTTCATGCGCGACGGTGGAACGCAGCAGCGTATCCAGCGACCTGAGACGGGGACCGTTGATCGACACCAGCACATGCATCGGCGTTGTGTCGTGATACTCGGTGACCCCCATGACCTCATCGTCCCTGGCGTTGCGCACGTCATGTTCGAAGTCCCAGAGGACGCCATAGCGGATGCCATTCACCTCGAACCGGGCCGCCTTCTCCTCGATCTGCGACAGGTCGATCTGCCGGTCGAGGGTATTGTCCAGCAGCTGGTTGCGGACCTGGTGCGCCACCGCCCAGATCTCGCGGCTGGTGAGTTGCTCTGGTTCGTGGGTCAGGGCAGAATGGCGGAAATCGGCAATGATCTGGGACATTGAACGCATCCTCTCACATCAGTTTGTTCTATATTTGTTCCACACACGAACATTCCTGTCCAGAGGAATTTTTACCGATGCGCAAATCTGCATCGGTTGCTGTGGACAAGCTGTGGAGAATCCGCCCCCCCTGCATCAAGGCAAACAACATAGGCAATTGGTCAGACTTGATCTTCTGGTCTACCGCCATGATCTGCCTGGAAAGGCATGTTCAGCCTGCGGGTCAAGGCTCTGCGGCGGCAGGCTGTCGGCCATGTCAAAAGTCGTGGCAACGGGTACTCTGATTGGGATCGCCTTCGGTGAAGAAAGGAGCCTGACAGACGCAACTATAGCCATCTCTGGCCGCCGACTGGACCAGAAGTGCCTCAAGTTCCTGAAGCGTACAGTTCGGATAGAGCGTCTTCAGGATCAAGGTAACCCGCCGCGGATCTATTGCCTTTGGTGCAAGTAACCTGTCCAGATAGTCCTCCGGCAAGATAACCATTGCTCTCCTTTATACCTCAGCGTTGTTCAGTGTGACCGCATTATAGCAAATCAGTGCAGAAAGACCTCCGTAAGAACACTTAGCTCGAACGAATAAGCAGGGTTCTGGAACTGGACCTTGAAAAAGCCCACGCCGGCAAGCACCCAGCCCGCCTTGCCCAATGGCTGGCAAGTTCATCCCCAGCCTCGCGCTGTACTGTTCCGATGGGACCTCTTGGGAAGATCGGAGGCGCGGGCTCCTACTATAAAGGTATGAGCAACGCCCTCGACCCCAACCGCATGACCCCCGCCGAACGCCTCGCCGAGTTGGGCCGCATCCTCGCGGCCGGTCTCATCCGCATGAAGGCGCGACAGTCCAGTCCTTTATCTGCTGACTGCGGAGAAAGTCACGTCGACATATCCCGCCCGAAGAGCAGTCATGCAACCCGCAACTCAAATGGAGGCCTGACACGATGAGCGATCAAGTACTGGCGAGATTGGCGGCGCTGAAGACCACACCCACACCAAAACTCAAGGAGCAATGGCGGCAACTGTTCGAAAGTGAGCCGCCGGCTTTCAACCGCCGCTATCTCGAAAGCCGCCTCGCCTACCGCATCCAGGAACTGGCTTATGGCGGGCTGAAGCCGGAGACGGTGCGGCGGCTGGAGAAGCTGGGTGAGGAACTGGACGGCGGCCGCGTCGATGTGCGCAAGCGCCCTGCCAATGACCGACCGATCTCTGGCACGCGCCTCATCCGCGAATACCAGGGCGTCGAGCACTGCGTCACGGTGCGCGATGATGATTTCGAATATCAGGGAAGGCCCTACAAATCTTTGTCTGCCATTGCACGCGTCATCACGGGAACTCCGTGGAGTGGGCCAGTGTTCTTCGGCCTCAAATCCAGTGCGAGGACATAAGCATGAACAAGCCGACAAATCGCAAGCTCCGCTGCGCCGTCTACACCCGCAAATCCTCCGAGGAAGGGTTGGAGCAGGAATTCAATTCGCTCGACGCCCAGCGTGAAGCCTGCGAAGCCTATATTGCCAGCCAGCGGTCTGAGGGCTGGGCGCTGGTGCGCGATCACTATGACGACGGCGGCATCTCCGGCGGCACGCTGGACCGCCCTGCCCTGCATCGGCTAATGTCCGACATCGAGGACGGCCTCGTGGACGTAGTGGTCGTCTACAAGATTGATCGCCTGTCGCGCTCGCTGATGGATTTCTCGAAGCTGGTCGAAGTGTTCGACCGTAACAATGTCACCTTCGTATCAGTCACCCAGAGCTTCAACACTACCACGTCCATGGGTCGCCTCACCCTCAACATCCTGCTGTCCTTCGCCCAGTTCGAACGCGAAGTAACGGCCGAGCGTATACGTGACAAGGTCAAGGCCAGCCGGATGAAGGGTATCTTCATGGGAGGCACCCCGCCCTACGGCTACAAGCCGAAGGATAGGAAGCTTGTGATCGAGGACGAGGAGGCCCGGAACGTCCGGTGGATCTTTGCCCGATTCCTGGAAATCGGCTCGGCCACGGAGCTTGCGCGGGAGGTTGTGAGAAAAGGCATCCGCACGCCGCGCGGCAATGCCATGAGCAAGAACTTCCTCTACAGGATGCTGAACAACCGCGCCTACATCGGCGAAGCGGTCCACAAGGGCACCGGCTATGCGGGAGAGCACCAGCGCCTGATCGACCAGAGGACATGGGAACAGGTTCAGTCCATCCTGCAACAAAGCCCACGCCTTCGCGCCAGCAATACGCGCGCCGAGACGCCTGCCATGCTGAAGGGCATGCTCTACGGGCCGGATGGTGCCGCCTTCTCACCGACCCACACCCGCAAGGGCGACCGCCTCTACCGCTACTACGTCAGTCAGACGGTGCTGAAGCACGGAGCTGGGAAATGCCCGGTGGCGCGCGTCCCGGCGGCGGAGATCGAGGCCGCCGTCATCAGTCAGATCCGCGGCATGCTGCGCGCGCCGGAGGTGGTCGTGGCAACCTGGCGCGCCGCGCAGCCGGAATGTGAGGGCTTGGCGGAAGGCAATGTGCGCGAAGCTTTGACGGCTCTCGACCCGTTGTGGGCCGAACTCTTTCCCGCAGAGCAGGCGCGCATTGTACAATTGCTGATCGAGCGCGTAGACATCGGCACCGGGGGATTGAAGCTGCGGTTCCGCGACAAGGGACTGGCGCAGATGGTGGCGGAGGTCGGCACCATTACCGGCAAGAGCCGAAAGGCGGCGGCATGACAGAACAGACCACAACCGTCACCGTGCCATTCACCATCCGCAGGCGCGGCGGAAAAAAGCTCGTGATCACGCCGGACGGCACTGCGGCGACACCGGCACCGAGGGCATGGGTCGACAGCGCGCTCCTCAAGGCCCTCGCCCGCGGCTTCCGGTGGCGCAAGCTGCTGGAGACCGGCGAATACGCTACCATCGAGGAAATCGCTGATGAAGAGAACATCAATCCGTCCTACGTCAGCCGCGTGCTGCGCATGACACTGCTCGCGCCGGAGATCGTCGAGGCCATACTGTCAGGGCGGCAGCCGGAGGGGCTGACGATGGCCAAGGCTATGCAGCCGTTTCCGCTGGAATGGCAGCGCCAAGTATTCCCATGATGTCGCGAACCGTTCCCGATTTCCCAAGCCCGTGATAGGGATTTGGCATCATGATCAACCGCATGCCCGCGCTGGCAATATGGACTGCACTTGTAGCATCCCTCGGCACCGGCGTGGCTGATTCCATGAGCGCCCCTGCGATCCAGGGTAGGGCTTCGGTCATCGATGGCGACACCATTGAGATCCACGGCGAGCGGATACGGCTCGACGCCATAGACGCGCCGGAGAGTTCCCAGCTTTGTATTGACGCCGCCGGCAAACGATATCGCTGCGGCCAGAAGTCGGCGTTTGCGCTCGCTGATATGATCGGGCGCTCGGTGGTGAGTTGCGAGCCCAAGGGCCGCGACCGCTACAAGCGCACCATAGCCGTCTGCTTCAAAGGCGACATAAACCTCAACGCCTGGATGGTCTCGCAGGGCTGGGCCGTGGCATTTCGGAAGTACGGAATCGATTACATATCACAGGAAGACGAAGCCCGGCTTGCCCGCCGTGGCATCTGGGCGGGGTCCTTCGAGATGCCTTGGGACTGGCGAGCGCGGAAGCGATGATCCCTGCCGGTGGAATGGCAGCACCACACGGATCACTGAGTGTCCTTCAGTTCAAAGACATCATGTATGGATTGTTGCCCTCCATGCCCAACGGCTATAATCTCCATCTATTCCATCTTGAAAACACCGCCGGGCGCGAGCCTGAGCGGCTCGAGCCGGGCTCCAAGACAGGAGATCCGTATGAACTTTGAACGCGCCATAGCCATCGCCACTGCAGCTCACGCTGACCAAGTCGACAAGGCAGGCGCTTCCTATATCTCGCATCCGCTACGCGTAATGCGTGCCCAAGACAGCGAGGAGGCCCGCATCGTCGCCGTTCTGCATGACGTAGTCGAGGATTGCTCAGGCTGGACGTTCGAACGTCTTGAGCACGAGGGCTTTAGCTCAACTGTTATAGAAGCCCTGCGGCTGGTGACGAAAATCAATGGCGAGGTCTACAACAGTTTCGTGCGCCGGGCCGCGGGCAATCAGATTTCTCGTGCGGTGAAGATAGCAGACATCCAGGACAACATGGACTTGTCCCGCATCGCCGACGTCACGCCGCGAGATCTCGAGAGGATCGAGAAGTATCGACACGCATTGGCATTGCTCCAACCAGAACAGCAAGCACATGAAGTACCTCGTCACAGCGAAAAGCTCTAA